CCTACTTTACCACCTGCAGAAACTGGCAGTTTGGAGTCCAGCAGTACGCGCCGGTCACAGATGCGGAACGCATAACAGGGGGAACAAATGGGTAACCTCAACACGCAAAAGGCCAAACCGAGCCGACTCGGCCGTCGCGTGAAGGTACAACAGGCCCTCAATCTCAGAGCGGCTGGTGGAAGCTATTCAGCCATTGCCGAGTCGATGGGATTGAAGGGCAAACAGGCGAGAGTGCGGGCCTACGAGCTTGTCATGGAAGGGCTGGCAGACCTCGAAGCCAGCGTTAAGGAGAGCGCGGCGCGCACCAGAGCGATTGAGTTGCTGCGGTGCGACACGCTGATGCTCAAGCTCTGGCCTGGTGCCAGCAATCCCCGTGTGACCGATTCCATTCTCCGCGTGATGGAACGGCGGGCCAAGCTACTCGGGCTGGATGCGCCTCAGAAGGTAGCGCAGACCACGCCGGACGGTGAAGCCTTGCCGCCAGCCCTTGACCTGTCCAAACTCACAGATGAGCAACTGACGGCGCTGGATGCGATCTACGCCGCTGGTGCGCCGCAACCCAGCACAACCCTTGAGGAGGTCTAGCAATGAGCTATAAACACGTCAAGGCGATGTACAGAGAGCGCCTAGCCTTTAACAAGCAATGGGTTGGGGTTTAGGGCGTGGACCTCATCCCCTACGAGGCGGTCAAAGCGGAGATGGCGCGACGTCGCCTGTCGGAGTTCGTTCGTCAGGCATGGCCGATCATCGAACCCTCGACTCCGCTGGTCTGGAACTGGCATCTGGACGTCATCTGCGATCACGTTCAGGCACTCGTTGAAGGCCGTCTCTCGAAGCGCAACCTGATAATCAACGTCCCGCCCGGTTCGATGAAGTCCACCATCCTGTCGGTCTGTCTGCCCCCATGGATCTGGATTCAGACGCCCCATGCTGGCTCTGACCTCGGCCCGGCATGGCGCGGAACATTCGCCAGCGGCAATGGCGAGGTTGCGCTCCGTGACTCCATGAAGTGCCGAGACATTCTCGAATCGGCTTGGTATCGGCGCGCCTTCGCTTCGACGTGGGGGTTTGCTAAGGACCAGAACGCCAAAGGGCATTACAAAAACACGGCCACTGGCTTCCGACGGGCAATCTCTGCCGGGTCGAAGATCACCGGCCAGCGCAGTCACGGAATCATCGTTGACGACCCGAACGACGCGGCGGAGGCGTACAGCAGCGTTGCGCGTGACGGAATTATCAACTGGTGGGACAATGCCGCGGCTAACCGGCTCGCCGACATGACGACCGGCATTCGCTGCATCATCCAGCAGCGTTTGCACGAAGAGGACCTGACCGGCCACATCCTGACCACGGAACCAGGCGCGTGGGAAGTGCTCGTCATTCGCGAAGAGTACGAACACCCAAAGCCATCAGACCCGGATTACCGCCCCACGTCGCTAGGCTGGACAGATCCACGCACGGTTGAGGGCGATCTATTCTTCCCCGTCCGCTTCCCGAAAGACGTGTTGGACGGTGAGAAGCGCCGCCTCGGCTCAGCTGGTTACGCCGGTCAGCATCAGCAGCGGCCAGCACCCGCCGAGGGGCAAATCTTCAAAAAGAACTTCGTCGGGACGTTTTGTCTTGCCGATAACATGGCGCGCATGGCAACGCTGGGCGAGGACAAAAAGCCCACCAAAATCTACAAGCGCGTCATTCTCTCCGGCGACACAGCGTTCAAGGAGAAAGAGGAGAACGACTTCAGCGTCGTGCTGGCCGTGGGCGAACGCATGGACGGGCGCGGCTACGATCTGCTCGACCGCTGGAAGGACAAGGCCGGGTATCCCGAACTCAAACTCCGCGTCAAGGCGATGAACGCGCAATGGCACCCGCAAGCCTTCCTGATCGAGGACAAGGCCAGCGGCCAGAGTCTCATCCAAGAGCTACGGCTTGAGTCTGCTATCCCGCTGGTGCCGATCAAGGTTGACACGGACAAGGTTACCCGCGCCCATGCCGTCGTGCCGACGTGGGAGGCCGGGAATGTCTTTGTTGACCCGTCGCTCCCCTGGGTTGCCGACTTCCTCGATAACCTCTACGGCTTTCCAAAACTGGCGCACGATGACGATGTGGACGCCTTCACCCAGGCGCTCAACTACCTACATCACGGGTTTGAGGGTCAAGGACTCGTAGATTATTACACTCGGCTGGCTCAGGAGATGATTGCGGGCGAGAAAACGGGCTAAACTGTTGCAGATGAGGTACGGTCTGTGGCGGAAAAGACACACTCAAGCGATCACCCGGAAGATGACAGCCTGACCCCTGGGCAACGTGCGCGACGGGATGGAGTCATTGGCGCATTGCCGACACCGCCCGAGGCTGACACTCTCGAAATCCCCAAGGACATTGCCAAGATGCTTGACCGCTACGCGGCGGCGCTGGGGGGCGAGTACCTGTTTCCCGTCTCGCGTCAACAGGCATGGGAGAGGCTGGCGCGCACATTCCTACCCAAGGAGGGCGCAAGTGCTTAAAGCAATAGGTGATTCAATCTTTTTCGCCGTTCTGCTGGGAGTCTTCGTGCTGATATTTTGTTTTGACCGGAGGCGCATGGATGGCAAGTAAAAAATCTCCTCTTAGCACTGGCGCACCAGGCGGGGGCGCAAAGCTGCTGCCGATTGAACTTGATATGCTGGCAGCCGCAACCGGCCAGACTCGACAACAGCTACAGGGCGGCTGGTTCTCGCCGGGCGAACCGATGGCGCCGCAAGCGCCTGACACGGTGCGCGGTCGCCAGTTCGACTTTCCGTTTGCCGTCAACACCAGCCCGCGGCCTCGTGGTGAGCAGGGTGAGCGGAACATCGACTTTCCCACCTTGCGGCGCATGGCTGACCCTGCACAGGGCGGCCTTGACCTCATCCGGCTTGCTGTCGAGACCTGCAAAGACAAGATGGCTGGTCAGAAGTGGCAGATCATGGGCCGGGACGGAAAAGACGGGGGCGACAAGGCCAAGCGCGTCATGGACCTGCTGGCCGAGCCTGACGGCGTGAATGACTTCCTGTCGTGGCAGCGGTTGATCTTTGAGGACCATTACGTCATCGACCAGCCCGCCATCTACTTGCGCCCGACAACCAAGGGCATCTTTCTGCCTGAGATCGTTGACGGTGGCACCCTCAAGCGCATCGTCTCTGACCGTGGGCGTGTTCCGCTTCCGCCACTTCCTGCTTATGGGCAAGCCCTCAAGGGCATGGCGGCTGTCGAGTACACCGTTGACGAGATGATCGTCCGGGCCTACAACCTTCGCCCGAATCGCATCTATGGCATGAGTCCAGTTGAGCAGGTCATCAACATCGTCAACCTGTCACTTCGGCGCTTGCTGCACCAGACGGAGTTCTACACCGACGGCACGATTCCCGATGCGTTGCTTGAAGCCCCACCGGGTATGAACCCTGACCAGGTGCTCGACTTCCAGACCTCGTGGGATGTGGTCATGACCGGCCAGACAGCTACCCGTCGGCATGGGCGCTGGGTTCCGAGCGGCACGAAGTATCAGGCCACCAAAGAGCCGAGCCTGAATGACCCGATTGACGAGTGGCTGGCGCGCATCATCTGCTGGTGCTTCTCCGTCAGCCCCCAGGCGCTAGTGAAGGCGCAGAACCGGGCAACCGCTCAGACAGCCAAGGAAACGGCGCAGGAGGAAGGCGTCGAACCGCGCAAGTTGTGGTTCAAGAGCCTGATGGACTCGATTCTTCGCCGCTGCTATGGCGTCGGCGATCTGCAATTCTCCTGGCAGGACGAGGAGATCACAGACCCGCTTGTCAAAGCGCAGGTCTATCAAATTGCACTCGGGGGCGGCGGCTCAAAGCCGTGGATGACGCCTGATGAAGTGCGCGACATGGGCTACGGCATGGACCCGATGACTGACGAGCAGAAAGACGAACTCGCCCCGCCTCCGCCGCCTACGCCCATACTTTCGCCGGGAGCAAACACTCCCGACGGAAAACCGGGGGCGGTTGACGAGTCGGCCTCCCAGCCACCCCCGGCAAAGAAACCCGGCAAGCAGCCTCCCGCGGCCAAAGCTGGCGCGGTTCAAAAAAAAAAGCGTTCGGGTACCCTGACGCCCATTGATCGTGAGCGGCCGGCCGTAGTCAAGGCCCGTAAGGCAATCAGCGGAATAATGCAGAAGGCGTTCGCCGCGCAGAAGAAGAAGGCGCTTGCGATTGCCGCCGATGCGCTCGGCAAGGTCGCAAAGGCTGATGGTGACGACCCATTCGCGGGAATTACCAGCGCGGCGGCTCTCAAAAAGCTACTGGCTGACATCCAAAAACAGCTTGAGGACTTGGCCCAGGACGGGGCCGGTGAGGGGCTTAATCAGGTCGGGGGCATGATTCCACCCGGCGATGGTGGCACGGGCGGCGGTACGGGCGCGGAGGCTGATGCGCTTGACGCCATGCTCAACCAAGCCAACGAAAAGGCCGTAGCATGGGCAGCCGATCACGCCGCACAGCTTGTGACCGAGATCAACGATACAACCCGCAAGGGCTTGAACGACCTCACTCAGAAGGCGCTCGCCGATGGCCTGACGAATGACCAACTCGCGGATAATATCTCTGGTTTCACCGGCTTCGATGATGCACGCGCCGACATGATCGCAACGACCGAGACGGCCTTTGCCGACGTGCAGGGCAATCTAGCGGGATGGAGAGAGTCGGGAGTCGTGGAGGGCAAGCGTTGGATTACCGGGTCTGGCTGCTGTGAGGAGTGCGAAGGGCTAGACGGCGCCACGGTTGGCCTTGACGAGGATTTCCCGGATGACGGAGGCGACGGCCCACCTCATCACCCTAATTGTCGGTGTGACATTGTTCCTGAGGTCATGAGCCAAGCGGACATCGACGCCGCAACCGAGGGCGACGAATAACCGGGCGCAAGCCCCACAACCAAGGAGGAGAACGATGGCAAACGTCAACATGTTAGGCCCGGCGGCGGGCTGCATCCACATCAACGGGGTCGATTACAAGCCGACCAACGGCGTGTATAGCATCCCTCAGCAGCTTGTCGGGGTTGCCGAGCAGAGCGGCCTTGAACTCATCAACGTCAAGAGTGCGGCTAGTGCTCCGACAACGACCAACATCCCGGCAGGGGTCGCCGAGGTCTGGAAGAACACCGGCGACGGCACGGTCAAGCTCTACTACAACGACGCCGGAACCCTCAAAAGCGTCGCACTGGCCTAAAAACCAGCTTTCAGCGGGTTGCGTGCCGGTTATTGAGCCTCACCCGCTCATATAATCACCGCAGCGAGTCTCCTGAAAGATGAATTATTTTACCCCGTCGAAGTTGGCGGGGTTTTCTTTGCCCATTTTCGTTCTACACTGTGTCTGTTTAGCAACACCATGAGGCAATAATGGGACACATGGCAAAGGCTCGGATGTTCGGCCAGATCACCAAGGTTGAGGAGCAGGACGACGGAACGCTCATCGTCTCCGGCATTGCCAGCACCCCGACGGTTGATTCTGACGGCGAGTCCTTTACGGGCGATTGTCTGCGCGGGGCTATTCCGGAGTACATGGAAAAGCGACGCGCCTTGCGTGAGATGCACCAGCCCATCGCCGCCGGAACCACGACCGAGATGTATGTCGATGACGCCGATGTTACGCACATCACCGCGCACGTCGTTGACCCGGTTTCCTGCCTCAAGGTCAATACCGGCGTTCTCAAGATGTTCTCGATTCAAGGCAACGTGCCACCGGGCGGTCGCGATTCATCGAACCGCAAAATCATTAACAAACTGAATTTGCGCGAGGTCTCGCTCGTAGACGTCGGCGCGAACCCTGACGCAATGGTTGAGGTCGTCAAGCTCGACGGCGACACAGACGAAGAGGAGGCCCAAGTGGCTGAGGAAGTGAAAACAACTAACACCGTGGCTGATGCCACGGTTGATGCGGCCACCGAAACGGCGGTCAAGGTTGAAACAGCTACTGGCGACACGGTGAAGAAGGGCCTGTATGGCGTCTCCCGGTTTGCTGAATTGCTGGCTTCTCTGGGCTATCAGGCTCAGGACGCGAGCTACGAAGCGCAGTACGAGGGCGACAACTCGCCGCTTCCGGCTCAGATGCGCGCCTGGCTAGCGTCTGGTGCGGAAATCCTCAAGGCCATGACCGAAGAAGAGACGAGCGAACTGCTGGCATCGCTGGCGCCGCCCGATCCTGCCCCGGCTGTGGAGATCGTTGCCCTGGCCGACACAGCCAAAGGCGCTGACCCGGTCGAAAAGAAGGGCGCGAAGTTCTCAGCGGCCACGAAGGGCAAGCTGGCCGAGGCCCATGACCACATCTCGAAGGCAGCTGACTGCATGAAGGATTCCGGCTATGCGGATACAGGCAAGGCCGACAGTGCAACTGACGGCGAGGACACTATCGCCAAGGTTGCAGGGTTGACAGACGAAGTTTCCAAGATCAGCGCCGAACGCGACGCGCTCAAGGACGAAGTAGCCAAGCTCCAAGGCGAGGCCAAGCAGCACGAGGCCGCGCTGGACGAGATTGTGAAGGGCATGAAAACCAAGGGATTTTTAAGGGTCGTCGAGAAGGCGAACGACGACAACGTAGGCAAGGCAGACGCGGGTGTGGAGGCCGAACCCACTGACCCGGTGGATGCAATCAAGAAGATTCACGCATCCGGCGGAACGACCATCAACACCCGCGCCTAAGAAGCGAGGGAAACCCAGCCGAGGAGGCTACACCCATGAGTATGCAAGACACGCTGGACCTCGTAAAAAAGGCCCTCAATTCGTCCGACAACATCAGCAAGGCAATCACGACCAGCACGGGTTTGGTTGCCTACGATCTTCAGGCACCGGCCAAGAACCTGTACCCCGTGGCCACCCCGGTACGCAATAGCCTTCCCCGTGTAGGCGGCGGCACCGGCACGGCAACGAATTGGAGGGTGGTCTCCGCGATCATCGGCTCTGGCTTCAACGCCATGCCGTGGGTTCCTGAGGGCCAGCGTTCCGCCAACATGAGCTACGTCACGGCGAACAAGGCCGCGTCCTACGTGACCATCGGCGAAGAGGATTATGTGACCCGCGAAGCAATCAACGCCGGTCGCACCTTCGAGGACGTAAAGTCCCGCATGGTTCTTCGCCTACTCCAGAAGATGATGCTCAAAGAAGAGATGGCCCTGCTCTTCGGCAACAACTCCGTTGCCCTGGGCACCTGCGGAACCGTCACCACCTCCGCGTCCGGTTCCGGCGCAACTCTGCCGGCTGCCACCTACTATGTCAGTTGCGTTCCGCTGACCTATGAGGGCATCCAGCAACAGACCGTCGCGGCTGGCCTCGTCCAGTCCAAGACGATCACCGGCATGGACCAGGCCACCTACACGCTCAACGGCGGTGTTGGCCAGCAGAGCGCACAGGCCTCTCAGGCCATCACCCTGGGTCAGATTCTCACGCTGTCGGTTGTGCCCGTTCGCGGCGCGGCTGGCTATGCGTGGTTTGTCGGGACCGCCGCTGGTACGTCCTACCTCCAGGCGATCACCACGACCGCGCAGACGACCTTCTCGGCTCCGATTCTGGCCGCTGGCCAGCTTTCGACCGCGTTGACGGCTGCCGATTATTCCACCAACACTCTGGCCTTCGATGGCATAGTGACCGCCGCGCTCAATTCGAGTTCCGGCGCGATCTGGACCCCTCTGGCCAACGGCGCACTGCTGACCACCAACGGCAGCGGCAACGTCAACGAAATTGACGCGTTGTTCCTGTCCATGTGGAACGCGTATCAGGTCAGCCCCTCGGTTCTCTACGTCAACGCGCAACAGGCGAAGGACATCAAGAACCGCATCCTCAACAACGCCTCCGCTCCGCTGCTCCGTTACACCACGAACGGAGACAACGGCTTCGGAATCGTCGCCAACGGCGAAATCAAGGCTTACTTCAACCCGTTCTGCCTGGGCGGTGGGCGTGAAATCCCCATCAAGATTCACCCCAACATGGCCGCCGGAACGATTCTCGGCTATGCCGAAGATCTGCCCGCGCAGTTCCA